TATCAAAATATTTATTATAATTTAAAACCTGTTAATCTAAAAGGTAATGCTCTTATTTGTTCAACAAGATGTAGCATGGATATTGTTGGAGATAGAAGAGAAAATGGATTTAAAATTTCTAATTCTAAATTTTTATCAATAACAGGTAGTGGTTCTACAACAGTTACAGGTTCTATACAAAGTGATTTAGTAACTGGTAATGAAAAGTTTGATTTTTATAAAATAATTTTTGTTCCTCAAATTCATCAAATGAATGGTATTGTTTGTGATGGTGAAATGCATATTATTTTTAAAGATAAAAATTCTGATAAATATCAGGTAAATTGTATTTTATTTAATCAAAATAGTAATAGTAGTAGTGAATTAATTGCCCAAAAATTAGTTGATGAATATTTTATTAATAATATTCCTAATAGTTCCAAAGGTCAAAAATTAATTAAAAAATCATCACTTAAATGGTACCTTTCTGATTTAGTTCCAACAAACCAATCATATTATAGTTATATTTTACCTTTAAATAATAATGTTTTAATGGTATTATATGAAGAACCAATTGTTCTAAGTAAAGAATTTATTACTAAATTAAAAGAAAATGTATATAATAATATATCATACACATTTACTTACGATTCTTTAAATGAAAATAGTGCATTATTTTATACATATGACAGTTTAACATCAAAAGATAAACGTGATAAAAATGTAAAAAAAATATGCAATAGTGATGATATTAGTGAAAAATTTAATAGTGATAATAATAAAAATGATGATAATATTGAAATAATTTATAATAATACGAAAACAAGTAGTGATTTACAAAATATTATTAGTGATATTGAAAAAGATACTGAAATAAAAGAACAATTAAACAGTGAAATGATTTCTGAAGAAGATATTGTTAATTATAATAGTGAAACTAATATTGATAATTGTAGTAATAAAAGTTCTAAAAAAATAATATTTGGTATAATCATGTTTATATTATTTATTTTAAGTTTAATTATTGTTGGGTTAATTACATTTTCTAAATTTAAAGATTCTAAAAAATTTGTTGAAAATGAGGGATCACCTCCATTATTAAATAAAGAAAAATTTATGAAATTATATAAAAACTTTGTATTTACAATTGTTGAAAATAAAAATGGTAATATCCTTACATTATCAGTATTTGGAATAATTATTATAACTACAATTATTATTGGAAGTATATATGCATTTTCAAATTATAGTAACATACTTTGGTTAATATTTACTATTATATTTATGATATTATCATCTTTAGTTATTATTTTTATGATTGTTTCAAAATTTGCAAAATTCAATTTAAAATATACTATTTTTAAAGATGGTGATGATCCTTCCGAAGATTTATCATTTAAAGTAGATAAGTTAATCTCAAATACAACACAAAGTGGTGGTCAAGATGTTTCCAGTGGTAATAGTAGTAGTAGTGGCAATAGTAATAAATATCAAAATATATTTTTAAGTTCAATTGGCAATTATTATAATAATAATAATGTTTTAATAAGTTGGATAAAAGGTATTAGTGAAAATACTATTAAGAATTTTTTTGAAGAATTATATCAAGAAAATAAAGAAAAAATTGAACCTATTGAAACTAATATAATTGAAATTAAAAAAATGCACAGTGATATTGAAACTTGGAATAAAAATGATTTAAAAAATGATCCTGTTACTCAACCAGATTTACCTGATAATGATATTTTTAAATTTAAAGGACCAATTAAAAAATATCTTGAAACACAATATTTAAATCAAGAATTAATTGATAAATATTTAAAAGAAGAAAACTGGAGTGCAATTTATAATAGTGGTGAATATTTTAAAGAAAAAGATACTATAAAACAAAAAATTGAACAAATAATAAAAACTGATAATGAAGAATCAAATGTTGAAAGTGATATATATAAAGAAATAAAAAAGAAACATGATGAAGCATTAAAAAAAATAGGAACATTAAAAACACCAGAAGTTGAAATTGGAGAAAAACCACCAACACCACCAACACAACAAGGAGGTAATACTAAATATCATTTTTATGAACCTAAAAAAACTAGAAACGATAGACTTGTTAAAAAAATATTAAAAAACCTAAAATAAAAATTGATTTTATTATCTTAATAAATTTTTTTTAATATTAAAATTAAAAATGGCTTCAGAAAGGTTAAAATCATTAAGTTATAGTCAATTAATTCAAAAATATAAGGCTTTATGTCAATATATTAGAGATGTTGAAGAAGAAATAGAATTACGTGATCAAAAAAGTGGTGATAATACTTTTCCATTATTTAAACAAAATATTAAAGAAAAATCTGTTAAAAAATCTTCTCCGAAGAAGAAATCACCAGTTAAAAAAAATAATGATGAAGAATCTAAAAATGAAGTTCCAATAAAGTCAACAATGAAGATTATTAAACAAGTTTTAGATAAAGAAGAAATAAGTTACAAAAGTAATGTAACAAAAGATCAATTAATCAAAATTGTAAGAGAAAACCATTTAGTACGTAAATGTAATGCTGAAGCTGCAAAAGCTAAATCCCAAAAATAAAAAATATAACTATTAATTATATTATGACTTTAACTAGTTACGAAAAATGTAAAGAACTAGTTATGGATAAAATAATGAAAGAATATGAAACTGGAAAATTGAAACGTGCTAAATCTAGAAAACAAGCTGTTGCAATTGGACTATCAATGTCTGAAAATCAATGTTTACCAAAATTTGGTAAAAAAGACGTTGACAAAATTCTAATTAAAATAGAAAATTATAATTCTCAAAAAAAATTAAGCGTTGCGTTTGTAAAAGATTGTATTTTATTAATTAATTATTATAATAAAAATAGAAAAATTAAAAAAGCATCTGAATTAAAAGATTTTATTATAAAATTAGTTCTTAAAGAGACTTTAAAATCTAATAAAGTTAATCAAGTTATGTTAAATAGCTTATTGGAATTATTTGATTAAAACAATGAACGTGAACTATTACCATTATCATAAAAATCATCTAGACATTCATTACAAATAAGATTATCACAACATTCACAATTTTCTTCCTTTGCACTCTTTTTATCTTTTTTCTTTGGAGCATCAGGACATTTTTGCTCACGTGGGCTCTGTGGTGGTGTACTATAAGGATCGTTCATACTTACTAATTCTCTTTTTTTTCCTAATAAAATAATTGATATAAATTTTTTTCAATTTTTTTATATTGATTATAATTAATGAATTATTTTCCATTTTTAGCTTCGTTATTAGTTGGATGTCATATATTTAGTATGAAAATGATAACAAAATATTATAAAAATAATCAAAAATTATTTAATATTTCACTATTTATTACAATTATAACTTTTATATTATCAAGAATATTTATAATATTATCAATGAATCAAAATAATCCAGCTATTGTCCATATATTCTTAAATTTTTCAATATTTATTACATTAATATTATCTTTAATATTTATTAAAGATTCATTTAAAAATATAAACTTAAAACAATTTATATTAGGATTAGTTATATTTGTAATTGGATTAATTATTATACAATTATCATTAAATAAAAATTAATAACATAAATCCTCTTAATTTTTCAATGATATATTTATTTTTAATACCTTTTAAATTATAATTATATGGTACTTTAATAATAGTATTTTTTACTAAATATTTTTTAATATTAACTGGTCCAAGAAATAATTCTAAATTCTTTTCAACTTTATAAAATATTCCTCCCCATGGTGGATCAAAAAATACTAATTCATTATTTTCTCTTTTATAATCGTTATAATCTATATTTAATGTTTCAATATTTTTCAATTTATAAACATTAATATTATTTACTAAAAATAAATATCTTTCAGTTTCTATTTCAATAGATTTAATTTTATCAAAATAATGTGCTAATATTATAGTTGAACCACCAATATTAGCATTTGCATCAACAATTGTATTAATATTTGGAAAATATTTTTTTATAGTATTTACTAAAGAAATTCCTTCTTCATTATAAGTAATACTATAAAATGTGTCATAATATAATTTAATTTTTGAGTAATCAACACCTTTTTTTTGATAAAAAATAGATTTAATTAAATCAATATTATTTAATTTATATAGATGATCTTCATAAAATTTTGATATTTTAATGTTCTTGGATTTACACCAATCAACACCAACAGCTATTTGATAATTTTTATAATAATCAGTATTTTTCATTTTTTTCATTAATGAATTACATTTTAATATATATTTTTGAAATTTTTGATATATATTTTTTTGTTTTTTATTAATAAATTGTTTTAAATCAAAATTTTTATTTTTATGAATATTTTGAAAAGATTCAAATACATAATAACCTCCTATTAAAGAATTATTATATAATTTTGATCTTATAAATTTAATTGAATTAAATTTATTAAATAATTCTTGTATATAATTAAAAGTTTTATCATTACTTATATTAAAATATTCTAAATATAAATTTCCATCTTTTTTTAATAATTTTAGTGATGAATCAATAATTTTTATTCTAAAATTTAATGAATCAATTTCATTATTTTTAAAATATTTTTTTTTTAATGAAATTTCATTAATCATAAGATTATCATATTTTTTTATATTTTTTAAATCAATATTTTTATTAATATTATAAATATTTTTAGTATTTTTATTGAAAGTTATATTTGTTTTATAATCATAATAAAAATAATAATTTTTACAATCATTCTCATTAAATTTATTTAAAACATATTCTTCATCATTAAAAACATTTAATTTTTTATTATTATTGATTTCACCAGGACCAATTATTTTAATTATGCAAAAATTTGATTTTTTTGGTAATTTATCTTTAATATCTATTAAATAAATTTGTTTATTACCAGTATATCCCAATTGATATCCAATTGGTATTGGAAAATAATCATATTTAAAGTCTATATTTAAATATTTTTTATTGTTATAACTATTTACAAATTTTCTATATAAATATTTTGTATTATTAAAAGTTAATAATTCATATTCATCTGCATAAAATAATATTTTAAATGGTATATTTTTAATTTTTTGATAATAATCATAATCACTTTCCATTTAATCTATACTTATATTATTATTAATGATTAAAAAAATAAGTTATTATTTTTTTATTTGTGTATTAGTAAGATTAACATTGGCATATTTAGTAAGTAAAAATTATAATAATAAATATCGTTATTTTCTAATATTATTTTATTTAGTAACTGGAAGTGGATTATTAATTCAATATATTAAAAATGATAGAGTTATTGGTGCATTTGGTGAGAAAGTATGGTGGCAAAATTATAGAATAATTCACACTATACTTTTTTATATTGTATCTTATTTATTATATAAAAAAAATAGTAATACTTGGAAGTTATTATTATTAGATACATTAATTTCAATATTTGGACACATTAAACATAATTATATTTAAAAAATATTTATTAAAAATATTTATTAATATGAAGAAAAAATCAGAATTTATATTAAATTTATATAAAATGATTCATGATTTTAAACAAAAAAAATATAATAATCAATTACTTGTCTACAAAAAAGATGATGATGAAAAAATATTTTTAAAAAAATTGTTTCAACAAAAGATTAATGAATTGATGGAAAAATATTATATTAAAATAATTGTTTATTTAGAAGAACGTTCAATAAATGGAAAAAATAGTGGAATATTAATAATACAAAAAGATAATTTTAGATTAAATGTTACAAATAATCCTCCATCACGGAATCTAGAATTAGTAATGCGTCAAATGTTTAAAACTTATGATAATATTTTAAATGGTTTAGAATATCAAATATGGAATCAAAATAATAATTTATATTTAAAATTAATTTGGTAATAAATTTTATTTATTATGTATTAAATATTTTTGTAAAAAAAATGCAAATCCAAGTCCCAATAAAAATCCAAAATGATATCTAAATTGCATTGATTTATATATTTCTAACCAAGCTTGATTCTCTTTTTTTGTATCCAATATGCTAATTAAATAAGTCTTTTTAGGATATAAAATATAATAAAAATAATTTACTACAAATGTTATTGACAATGCACTAAATAATATTACTGTTTTATCTTTTAATTTGTTATAATATATAAATAAAATTGACAATAATATTCCAAAAAATAATCCTTGATAATATATATTTCTACGATGTTTAATAATTGATTTATAATGATTTTGTTCTTTTTTTGATAATTGTTTCATTAAATTAGATTTTAATACAGGATTTACACGTAATGTTGAAATTGTTGCTACCAAAAAAGCAGTACTTAAAAATATATTTAAATATTTCATTATTATTATTATAATTGAAAATAAATTTTTATAATAAAATTAAAACATAAATTTTATTATAATGTAATAAAAAACAATACGCTCCGTATTGGGATCGAACCAATGACCTTGCGATTAACAGTCGCACGCTCTAACCAACTGAGCTAACAGAGCTTTTAGAAAAGTATTTATTATTAAATACCTTTCTAATATTATATATGTGTTAAATCTTTAAATACTTTTTATTATTATATTTTGTATATAAATTTAATTAATATTATTTAATAAAAATTTTTATAAAAAAATTACTTACAACAATTATTATAATGTAAATTATAATAACTTTTTATATAAAATGAATCATAACATTTATTACATTGTATATCAAATGTTTTATATAATTCTATTTCTAAATTTTCTTTACCATATTTATCAAAATTATTATAATATAAATAATGTACTGATAAATTATATTTAATATTTTCAAAATTTTCATAATATTTAATCCATTTTATTAAATTAATTTCTTTTTCATTTTGTGTTATTTTTTTTAATTTATTATTTTCTCTAAAATTATCTGGATTATATCTTATAAATAATATTGGAATACCTCCTTCATTCATATAAATATTTCTCATTCTATTTACTTCACCTAATTTACAATAACTTTTATGTTGATTTTCATCAACTTCTATAAATATTTTATGAGTACAAAAATCATAACCTATTTCTTTTTCTTCTGAATTTTTTCCACCACAATTATAATCAACTCTTACATTATATTCAGTTGGTTTATTATATTCTTTTTCTAATAATTTTAAAATACGTTTTTCTTTAACTTTTTGATATTTTTTTAATTCTTGTGCTTTTAATTCCATTGAACAAAAATTAATACATAATTCATCTATTAAAACATCAATTTTATTACATTTACTACATTTTCTTTCAACTAAAATAATATCTTCATCTTTTTTATGTAATTCACAATGTATAGGTATATTTAAGCCATATAAAGAAATATTATTACAATTTTTTATTAAACATTTTTTAGTAGGATTTTTTATCATATTAATTTGTTTATGAGAAAAACATTTATTTGGGGAATTATATGGTATTCCATAACTAGCTTTTTTATTACAATTATCACATTTTAATGATGTAATATTAATCATATCTTCTTCTTTACATTCATTACAATATAATGCTTTATTTTTATTTTTGAAATTAAAACAAGGTCTCTTTAAATTACATTTTATACAATTTTTATTTTTAATATTTATCATATTTTTTTCTTTACAATCACTACAATATAATGGTTTATGACCTTCTATATTAAATGATGGTGTTTTAATATTACATTTTATACATTTTTTTTTAATTTTTAAATTGATCATATTTTCCTCTTTACAATTATAACAATATAAAGGTTTATTTTTATTATTATCAAAATTATAAAATGGTTCTTTTATTTTACAAATAATACATTTTTTAGTTTTTATATTTATCATATTATCTTCTTTACATTTTGAACAATATAAAGGTTTACTCTCACCTATATTATTAAATGATGGTTGACTTTTTTTACATTTAATACATTTTTTACTTCGTATGTCTATCATATTAGTCTCTTTACAATCAATACAATATAAAGCTTTAGATTCACCTAATTTATTATAACTTGGTTCTTTTTTTTTACAATTAATACATTTTCTACTAACTACATTTATCATATTGATTTCTTTACAATCTCCACAATATAAAGCTTTTTGACCTTCAATATTAAATGAAGGTCTTTTAATATTACATTTTATACATTTTTTATCTCTTACATTTATCATATTGATTTCTTTACAATCTCCACAATATAAAGCTTTTTGACCTTCAATATTAAATGATGCTTTTTTAATATTACATTTTATACATTTTTGTACCATTTCTAAATTAATTTATAATAGTGTAATTATAATTTAAGAAAAATAAAAAATCAATTTTTTATTTAATTTAATTAAAAAAATTACTTAAAGATATAACACCTATATATAGTATAGAAGAATTTAATAAAGATTCTTCTATATGTCAGTATGCCCGAGAGGTCTAAGGGGGTGCACTTAAGATGCACTAGCTATGCTGCGAGGGTTCGAACCCCTCTGCTGACAATTTTTCAATAAAATTTTAATATTATTTATTAAAATAATATTAAAAATAATCAATTCTTATTATATATGTCTAATTTAAAAATTATAGATAAAAAAATAAATGAATTATGGCATAGTGGTTTAATAGATAATAAAAAGCATATGTTTTTTAATAATATGGAAACTGTTAAAAATACTATAAATGATTATCGAGAATCATGGGAATTATATCTTAAAAGTAATTCTAAAAAAGAAAGTAATGATAAATGTAATTTAAAAGATGTTGTTTATCCAAAAGTCCATGTATTAAAAGATAAAAAAATAGTATATGAAAAAAAATTAACAAAAAAAGAAATATTACATTTTTTGCAAATATTAAGTAAAAAACATCCACGTAATTTTATTGAAAAAGAATTTAAAAAAATTAAAAATAAAATGTTACCTTCAAATATTAATTTAGAAAAACATTTAAAATTAATTAAAAATAATGGTAAGAAAAAAATATTAATTATTGGAAGTGGTCCAAATGGTATATTTAATGCACTTTATTTGAAAAAATTATATGGAAATAAAATTGATATATTAATAATTGATAATAGAATTGTTAAAGAAGGATTTAGAGAACCATTCACAAGAGATAGAAATTTTTCTTATAGTACTGATTTATTAACTATTTTATATAAATATTTATATTGTGGTGATGATGATGGTGGTGATGGTGGTAGTATAAATTATATTGAATATTTAGGGTATTTTCAAATGTTAAAACAAAGAATACCAATATACTTTACAAAAAAATATGAAAAATGGAGTGATATTCAAAAATTAATGAAAACTTATAATTTTCAATTAGTATTTGATTGTACTGGTAATCGTTTAGATGCACCAATAATTGAATCTAATACAAAAAAATATATTGAAAAATTAAATAAAGTTGAAAACAAAAATTATAAATTAAATATTAAAAATAATGAAGTTATTTTAAAATCTAAAAATGAAAATAGTTATTTAATGAATACATTTACAATTAAATATTATGATAAAAATAAAAATTATTTATATTATCAAGATATTATGACAAAAAATAGTTGTGATGTATTAATGTATAAATACTTAAATCAAAAGTTAATATCAAAAAAAGATTATATGGAAAATGTTTTTCCAAATATAAAAGATAAAATTGATAAAAAATTAATTAAAAATTCATATGCTATTACAGAAAATAGTGTTCATTATATTAAAATGAATTTAATAACAGTAAATATGCATAATAAAATAAAAATTTCAAAAATTTATAATTATAAAAATCATGAATTTTTATATATTGGAAATGGTGATACCATTTTTCATAGCCATTATGTAACAGGTGCTGGATTAAATCGTATTATATCTTTTATTACAAAAGTTTTATATTTGGTTAATATGTATTATAATTAAAATTACTTAAAGAAATAATAATAAGATATATTATGCTCTTATAGTGTAGCGGCATCACTCAGGACTTTGAATCCTGCAACCTGGGTTCAAATCCCAGTAGGAGCTTTATACCTCGTTAGCTCAGTCGGTAGAGCGCAGGCCTTTTAAGCCTGTGGTCATGGGTTCGAGCCCCATATGAGGTGTTTTTATAAAAATTTTTATTATAAAAATTTATAATAAAAATTAATTAATAAATTAAAGCTTGAGCATTTCTATACTCATTTCTTAATTTATTGATATCACAATTATACATTCTATAAATAGGATTAATTTTGCTATATTTAACATTTATACAACTTGGTTTAAAAAAACTAAATTTAGTAGGTTTACCTTCAATGAAAAACCCATAACCTGACCAATAATATTTTTTAAAATCTTCACATTTCTTTGTTTCAGGATTTAAAAATGTATTTTTTAATAAAATATTTATTAATGATTTAAATCCATCTAATGATTCATAACTAGATAATAATTCCGTAAAATCATCATCAACAATATTCCACTTATGGAATTCAATTAGGTCACTTAAAATAATTGCTGATTTCTTTTTCAATATTAAATTACGTCTTTTAGCTATATATGAATTTTTACTTACTAAACATAATGAATCCATAAAATCATTATCTTCTAAATGCTCTTGAATATAACTAAACAAAATATCCTCCATTTTTTTTATAATATTTAATTTATTAAATTTTTTTTCATTTTTTAATATATAAGAGCCTTTACGTTTGGATAATGCCTTTTTAATAAAATCTTTTGAAAAGGCTTCATACGATAAACAGGATCTAACTTTGAAAAAGTAATCTTATTAATTTGTGGATAATTAAAATCATTAATTGTTGGTTTCCCATCAATCATCATTAAATTTCTTGATTTTACATATCTTATTTTTGTTCTTGGAACAAAAGTATATTTAGTTCTTAACGTTGTACTACTTAATAAATCACTACTTAATGATTTCAATAATTCAATTTTATTCATATCATATTTTATATCGTCTAATAATTCTTTTGTAGTTAAATCAATAAAACAATCTTTTGTTTCTTCCCAAATTTCACAAAGCTTATTTGCAGAATTCCTTCTTAATATATTATTTCTTCTTTTTTCAAACATATAATTTTTAGTAGTTAACGATAAGGAATTTAAAAAATCCTTGTTATTTAAATAAGGACTTACAATAGTCAAAATGTCTTCCATATTAAACAATTTTTTTTTATGATTATTACCTTAAATATTTTTTTTCATATTTTCAATAAATTAAAGCTTTAACGTTACTATAATCTTTTTTTAGTATTTTTACAAAACGTTTTTTCATACGATAAATAGTGTCAAAATTACCAATACAATCATAACTTAAAATTTGTCTACTATTAAAATCTTTTTTAATAGGTTTTCTACTAATTTTCATAAAATTTTCAGATGTAACATATTTAGTTCTAAAAATAATCTTTTTATTATATTTTAAATTAATAAATGTACCTCTTAAAAATTCGTAAACTAAAGAATTATAAAGAATAGTTCTCCCATTTTTATTATTAAAATCACTATTAATCTTATATTCTAAATTATCATTTAATAATACAATTTTGAAATATTGTAATATATTATTTAACTTTTTATTTGATCTTTTTTTAGAAATTTGTTTAGTACGATTTTTTAAGTAGCTATTTTTACATAAACAAGATAAACATCTTAAAAAATCATTGTCATTAAGAAATTTTTGTATATTATTAAATAAAATGTGCTCCATTACTGACATTAATTAAAATTTTTTTAAATATTTTATTTATTTAAAAATTCATCTACTTGAATTACTTTATGAAGTAATTCTTTATATTCTTTTGAATCAATACTATATTCATTTAAATTTTCTAAATCCTCTAATACAGTATCTTTTAAATAAATATCTTCCTTAATTGTTTCCATAATCTTATTATTATTACTTAATTCTTCCATCAATTTACGATTATTATTATAATCTGTTGATTGTATTTTTTTCTTAGTGTGAATTAAAAAAGGTTTCATTAATCCACTATTATCCACAATATTATTAATTAATATTTGGTTTTCTTGTGTTAATTTATTTATACAATAGTCAGTTAAATATTGACTTACATTATAATTTTTATGATACCATACTACAGAATGTGCTAAGTATAAGTTTGATAATAAATCAGCACAATCTGCTGATAATGATTGATCTTTTTTAATTGCACCACCATTTAATGCTACAAAATTTGCTAATGATGCAAATATAATAGTTTGTTTTTCTAATACATTATTATTTGGTAAAAATGATTTAACATAAAGACTTAATGAATGTTTAACTATATTTTTAAAGTTTTTTTCAAAACTTTTAATATCATCATTCATTATACTTTCAAATACTGGATAAATATATGGATGACTTTTATTTAAACCTTGTCCAAAAATAATTAAATTACGTGTTAATGTATTGCTTCCTTCAACAGTAATACCAATTGGAGAACTTCTATAAAACTTTTCCATAAAATTATTATGACCAAGACATATTGCACTTCCAGCATGTATGTCCATTCCATTATTAATAACATCACGTGCTCTATCAGTTGTTTGTTGTTTCATAATTGCTGATAATACAGCAGGTTTTTCACCACTATCTAAAATATTATTTGTTAATTCAATACTACATTGTATTAACCATGTATTATAAAGCATAATTGCAAATTTATTTTGTACACCTTCCATTTTTAAAAGTGGTATATTAAATTGTCTTCTATGATTTGCATAATGATATACACCAAATGTAGAAACTTTACTTGCAGCATTTGCTGTTGCAGGTAAACATATTCCACGACCTGCTGCTAAACACTCCATTAACATTTTCCATCCATGTCCACAGTTAGATTCTCCTCCAATTACTTGATCTAATTCTATTTCAAATGTTCCTTTTAAAGTACCATTTGGAAAACCTGCATTTAATGGATTATGATGTGTTTCTTTAATCAATCCTTTATGATCACCTTCTATTAAAGCAACTGTAATTCCTTCATCTCCACTATTTAATAAACCCTGTGGATCTTTTAATTTAAATGCTAATCCAATACAATTTGCAATTGGTGCTAATGTAATATATCTTTTATTAATTGAAACTTCAATAACACGTTTTCCTTCATTATTTAATTTTACTATTCCTTGATCAATTGGACCAGCAGCATCTGAACCATTATATGGACCAGTTAATCCAAAACATGGTATATAATCACCATTTGCTAATCCAGGTAAATATTTATTTTTTTGTTCTTCTGTTCCATAATGACTAATTAACTCACCAGGACCTAAAGAATTAGGAACCATTACAGATACACCTAATGATGGACTCTTAGTTGTAATTTTTGTTAATATTTGTGACATTGTTTTAATAGATGTTTTATAACCACCATATTTTTCATCAATAATGAAAGATAAAAAGTTATTTTTTCCTATATAATTAAATAATTTATGACTTTCACTATTTGGATAAACAGTAGTGTTACCATATTTTTCTAATAAAGTATCTACTTTTTTAACATCAAATCTTTCTTTTGGTAGTTCTACAACTTTAGGATATTCTACTTTTCCTTCAAAAATACTTCTATCTAGTGATGTTGTACCAGATTTTAATGCAATTAATTCTGTATCTGATATTTTGGGTATGATTCTTTTAACATGATTAAAAATTCTTCCAATCATAATAATATATTTTAAGAAAAGTTTTTATTATTAATTATTAATAAATATTATTAATAATTAATAATAAAAAAAATAGAATACAAAAAAATATTGTAAAAAATTAATTTTTTAATTCTTTAGTAATATTATTAATTAAATCATCTTTTCGTTTGCGGCATTTTAATCGGGCATTTTCATTTATTGGTTCTAAAACAGCATATTTGACATTTAAATAAAAATCTAAGTTATGAAAATTGAAAATTCCACTTAATATTGTTTTTCTTTCTGATGTTTTTTTTCATATTTCATCATTATATAATATTTTTCATTATTATTCTATAAAAATAAATTAATTATTTTTATAAAAAAAATTATAATAATTAAATACTTCTAATATATTGCCAGTTTAATTCTTTACATATTTTTGACCATATTGCTTCTTGTTCACTTAATTTTTGACGCGATTTTAGTAAAGAAAGACGTGATTTTAATTCATCAAGTCCTAATAGTTCAACAAACTTGTATAATACATAACTGTAAGATAAGAAATTTTTACGATGTTTTGGACAAACTTTCATAAAAGGTGCTTGAATTTGTTTAAACATAGTTCTAATTTTTTCTTCCATTTCTTTGGTTAATACAGGAGGTGGTAGTCCATTAAGTCTATTAAGAATATGAGGAATATGTTCATAGTATTTATTATATTTAAGTTTTTTAAGATACTTTCTGATTTTCGCATTAGTTAATGTTGCAAGGTTAGTAATACGTTCTTTTTTAATTTCCAATAATAATGCGTCATATACTTCTTGAGGAATTTCTGTTGATTCTTTTGCTTGAAATTGTGCAAGCCCGTTGCACACCATTTAATAAAAAATTATTAAACCATTATATTCGGGACCCTTACAGAAGTCTTTGTATAATGCACTCATTTCTGAGGGGACGGACTATACCTTAAGCCTTTTTAATAAAAAGACCCATATCCATCTAGTCTCTGAACCTTTTCCATATTCTTATACTCTTTATACTTTTTTCTAAAAAGTACTTTTTACAATACTTTTTTTTTTAAAAGTATTTTTTGCAATACTTTTTTTTAAAAAAGTATAAAAGTATATGAACTTAGGAACTTGGCTGCGGATTGTCCAATATTTTGCGTTTTTACCATACACAGGGGTATTACCTCGTCCATAATTATGTTTCCAATAATTACTTGGTAGCAAAATCTCTAAGGAGTTTCCCGCAATTTGGATATGTTGCCACTATTTAATACTGTAAGAATTAATTATTTTATAAATAAATCATATTAAATAATGACTAGGAAGTTTCGGATTAAATAATATTTAATCACTGTGTCTCCACTATTTATCCTAATCACCACACAGCAAGGATTAGGTAGCTTCCTGTTACGAACATTCAATTTATTATATTGTTAAAATTATTATTTTTATAATGTATTCTTTAAAAATATTTTAAGTTATTAATTAAAAAAATTAGTCAGTAATATTATGAGTTGTTAATTGTTTTCTTAATTCTTCAATACAATCATCATATTTTTGTTGTAAAGTTTGTTCAGGATGAATAAAAGTTTTACTAAATGATTTACCATTTTCTTTTTTAATTTCATTAATTAAGACTGTAAAACCAGTAATAATACTTTTATCTTTTCTATCTTTCACAGAAAATATATATTTTGGTAATTTATTATCATAATTATTTTTTCTTAATCGTGTTTTTGGTAAATCATCAGGTAAAGGTGGTATTTCAAATTTTTCATCACATTTTTTAATATCCATTAATAAAATATACTTTTTAGCAGCATTTAAGTTCCATCTATTTGTTTTTCCTGTAAATACTTGAAAAGGATAATCTGGTCCTTCAACATAATATCCAAGTAATAATCTTCTATTATCTTTAGAATGCATTGGAAAAATATATGGAGGTAATTCATGTTTTTTCTTTTCATTCTTTTTTTGTGGTACTGGTTTAACCTCATCTTCATTTTCAACTGAATTTTTAGAAACAAAATTATACTTTATTTTTAAATCATTTAAATTATTAATTGCAGCTTCTAAACACTGATTTTCATTAATAAAATCTGTAAAATTAAAGTATTTATTAATATATTCCGGTTTATCAACACCAATTGGAAAATTTAATATTTTAAAACCTTTTTTAATACCATTTCTTCTTACTGCTATAATATATTTTGGTAAGTCATTATCTTCAGGATATTTACGTGATGCTTTATTTTTTCTCATACCAAGTCTTACTTTTGATTGTTTATTTTTAGTTTGATTAGTAACTTTATATCCTTTTTTACCACCAGTATCTAAATTATATCCATTTGGAACTAAACTATTATATTCTTCAATATATTTAGTTTCTAACTCATCTAATTCATCTTGATCACCTGCTTCATCAATTCTTTCAATATTAAAATTTTCAGGACCATATTTTCTAATAGCATTATTTAGTAAACTACAATGATCACTTTTTGAATGTAATGCTTCATAAACATGTGACTTCCATCTTTTTTCAAAACCCCATTTATCAGATAACTTACCTTGAAATTTATTTGCTTGACCAATATAAATTTTACCAGTTACTTTACAAGTTGCTTTGTAAATATCTCCGTGACTCATTTTTCTGTTTCTTTATTACTTTCTTTCTAACCAAATATATTCAAATTTATTATGAACATAAAATATTTTCAATTTTTTTAAATTATTAAATTTTTTACTTTAGTTGAAAACAACACATTTCACAAGTAAAAAATTATTTTTTAATTGAAACAATAATTTAAACAATGTTTTATTGTGATTTTTATATTCGTTGAGGTGATTTATTCTCTTATATGAAAAATAACATATTTCTGGTGGAGGATCCTTAAAGGAAGGCTTGTCAGATTCTATTAGGACAGATTGTTGAAGACCACATTTTTTACAAATTTGTATACCTTCAGATGCAAGGAGTACCATTTCTTGATTATCACAGTCGGGACATTTAAAGACATTATTGTCCATAATAATATCACAATTATATTCATCATCAACTTTTTTAAGGTAATCATTAAGTATATGTGTTCTTTTAAAATTTGAAGTAGTAGTAACAAAATCACTAATTTTAGTATTTGTATAATTCATTTCTTTAATAGTATCATCATTATTTTCATCAGTATTATTTTTTTCATTATTTTGATTAGAATCTGTTTCATTAGGAGTATTAAAAAAGTCTAGTACATTACTTTTTTTTTTAACAGGTTGATTAGATTTAGATTTCATAAAAGAGTTGTTTTCTTCATTAGGCTTATCTTCATTTGCAATATTATCAATATTGTCATAATATTGATAAAGTAAGTCACCAACTTTTAGGTAATATTCATTTAAAGAGTCATTATTTTTAATTGTTTTAATTTTTTCTTTTAATTCAATAATATCTTTTTTAAGTTGATATTTAGAATTAAATTGTTCAATACTTAATTCTTTTTTAGGAATTTGTTTTAAAGAATTATATTGATCTAAAAGATTTTTAAGTTCATCTTTAAGAGAAGGTAAATTTATTTGTTCTTCTTTTATTTTATTTAAGATTTCATTATGTTTAGCATCTAGGGTGATTCTTTTATCCCCATAAGATGATTTATTCATATATAAGTATATATGTCTAAAATCCTTTAAATAAAATATTAGTTTTAAGTTAAAAATTATTTAAAAAAAGATAAATATACAAATATGGATAATTCATTAATGCAAAAAGAGATCCAAAAAATGATATTTGTATATAATAGTATATTATCAGGATGGACTGTAAAAAAATTAGAAAATAATAAATTTGAGTTTACAAAAAATATAAATGATGAAAATCAAAGACAGGAAATTTTATTAGAAGATTATATTAAAAATTTTATAAAATATAATTTAAATATAAATAATATATCTAAATAAAAATCTTTAAAATAATTTATAATATTAATTTAATGATTAGTATTGTAACAGCATCTTCATCATCAGGTAATAATAATAATGATTTTAATAATTATCTAATATTAGGACTATTAGGATTAAGTTATTATGTAATTTATAAAAATTTAAAATTATCGAAATAAAATTAATAAATAGTAAAAAAAATAGTAATAATTAAAAACGTTAAAATTATTTAATTAAATTTAATTAAAATATAATTAAATGCGGTTTAACAAAAAATATTTTCTGTCTTACTAATATATAAAACATGGGAGGCGGTCTAATGCAATTAGTAGCTTATGGTGCACAAGATATTTATTTAACTGGTAACCCTCAAATCACTTTCTTCAAAGTTGTATATCGCAGATATACTAACTTCTCTATGGAAGCAATTGAACAAACCTTTAATGGTACTGCTGATTTCGGCAAGAAAGTAACTTGCACAGTAAGTCGTAATGGTGATCTCATCCACCGCATCTACTTACAAGCAACTCTTCCTTCTGTTGAAGCAACTACCTCTAGTGCTTTCTTCCGTTGGGTAAACTACATCGGTCATGCTCTTATCAAGAATGTAGAAGTAGAAATTGGTGGTCAACGCATTGATAAACAATACGGTGACTGGCTCAACATCTGGAATGAACTCACCCAACAAGCTGGTCTTAAGGCTGGTTATGATAACATGGTTGGTAACACTGTAGCACTTACCGGTGTTGGTCTTACCTCCACTGAAGCAACCACCCTTTACGTACCTCTTCAATTCTGGTTCTGCCGTAATGTTGGTCTTTCTCTTCCTCTTATTGCTCTCCAATACCACGAAGTAAAGATTAACCTTGATTTCCGTCCTAAGAACGAATGCTATGTTACCAACACTCCTCTCCAAGGAAACTGCGGTATCTCTAGCACTGGACAACTTGATGCTTTCTGCGTACCTTCTCTTGAAAATGCTTCTCTCTACATTGATTACATTTACCTTGATACTGATGAACGCAGACGTTTTGCACAAACTTCTCATGAATATTTAATAGAACAATTACAATTCACCGGCGATGAGAGCACTGTCAACACAAATGTGAAGGTAAAACTCAATTTCAACCACCCTTGTAAAGAACTTATCTGGGTTGTTCAGCGTGATGATGTTGTCAAACTTGGTTACAACCAATGGTCTAACTACACTGATGACTTTGATGCTGATGCTGGTATGACTGATGGTTCTCCTTCTCAATTACAAAGTGTAATGACCAATGTTGAATCTGGTACCAACCCATTCCCATTCGTTGGTGTTGGTGATGTTGGTGGATTTGACCAAGAATACCTTGATTACCTCAAATCCGTTACTGGACAAGCTTCCAATGGAAATGCATCCACTGGACCTGTATTCCCTTGGCAAACTGCTGGACAAGTACGTCCTCTTGGAAGTGCTATGCCTGCTGGTCCTGGACCTAACGCTCAATCCTTAGCACCTACTGACTTCGCTGCTCTTACCACCGCTGCTGATGGTTCTGATCATGCTGGTTTCGGTCCTGTAAATGCTGGACGTAACCCTGTTGTACGTGCTAAACTCCAACTTAACGGCCACGATCGTTTCCAAGAACGCCTTGGCTCTTACTTCAACCTTGTACAACCTTTCCAACACCACACTAACGTACCTTCCACTGGTATTAATGTATACTCCTTCGCACTTAAACCTGAAGAACACCAACCTTCTGGTACTTGCAACATGTCCCGTATTGACAACGCAACCCTCCAACTCCAACTTACCCCTAAAGCTGGTCTTGGCTCCAAGATCCGCGTATATGCAACTAACTACAATGTACTTAGAATCATGAGTGGTATGGGTGGCCTTGCATACTCTAACTAAATATTTTATACAATATTTATTATATCTTTTTTAAAAAATGAAAATTTTATTACTATATAAAAATACTTAAAGAAATAATATAGTAATAAAAGCATAAAGTCCAAAATGGCGGCAATTGATACAAACATTGAAATTAATAATTATATTAATGAAAACAACTTAAATATAGTTATTATTGAATCTTATGATGGAATTACTCAAACAAAAGGTTGTAATAGTGGTTTAACTGATATTAATCCTTATTATTTAGTATTAGATACTGAAACCACTGAACAATTTATTTTAATGGAAATTAAAGAAAATATTTACACTAAATTATCACTTGAAAGTATTGATAAAGTTAAAGAAACTAATTCTTCTTGGTTTTTATGTAAAAATGGTTATATTGCATCTAATTTTAATGGATTACAAATTTATTTACACCAATATTTAATGAATCTTTTCGGTCAAGGTAAAGGTTCAACTTCTATTGACCACATTAATCGTGATAAATTAGATAATCGTTTAAATAACCTTCGTTATGCTAATGCTTCATTACAAAATTTTAATATGGACAAGAAACAAAGACAAAAAACCGCACAAGGATTACCAGAAGGAATTACTCAATCTGATTTACCAAAATACGTTTATTATTGTACAGAAACTATTAATAAAAATAGTACTAATACATATGTAAGAGAGTTTTTTAGAATTGAAGGTCATCCAAATCTTCAAAAAAAATGCGTTTCTTCATCTAAATCAACAAAAGTCTCTATTATTGATAAATTAAATGAAATTAATACTTTACTTCAACAATTAGACTTGAAAGAAACCATACAACCTAAAAAAAAACTTCCTCAATATATTTCTGTTAATCCTTCTAAAAGAACAAAAGATAAATTAGTTATTGAATATGATAGAAGAATTAATGGTAAAAGAGAAACTATGAAGAAAACTATTAAAAATACTGATGACCCACACGATTATCTTGAAGAGTTTTGTAATAAAATTTTTGATAAATATCATTTTAATCCTTTACATTAAAAAAATTGATTATAAAAATACTTAAAGAAATATTAATTCATATTATTATACCCTTAATAAAAGGTAATCATAAAATGGAACTCTTACAAACATTCGGTTTAGCAAATAAAGAAAGTAAAATAGATATCAAAATAATAGATAATAAAGATTATTTTAATGCAAAACATATTGCAGATATTTTAGGAATTAAAAATATTAGTAATAGTATTAAAAATTTTAATAATAAAGAAAAACAAATATTAAAATGTAATACAAATGGTGGAATACAAAATTCATTATATTTAACAGAAGAAGGTTTATATAAATTATTATTATCAAGTTCAAAAGATAATAGTAAAAAATTTAAAGAATGGATTATAAATATTATTATGGAAATAAGAAATAATGGTTCTTATAAATTAGATAGTGAAAATGAGATTGATAAAAATTTAATTAAATTAAATTATGAAATAAAACTACATAATAAGTTATTACAAACATTTAATAATAAAAATTGTGTTTATATTTGTAAAATTCGTGATTTAGAAGAAAAAGATAATTATTTAATTAAAATTGGTTCATCACAAGATATAATACAAAGAATGAAATATTTAGAAATTAGTTATAATGATATTAAAGTAAGATTAATTGATATTATTGAAAATAATAATTATATTAAATTAGAAAATTACATTCATAATCATAGTTTTATGAAACAGTTTTCTTTTAAACTTGAAAATAAAAATAAAAATATATCAAAAGAAATCTATAAAGTAAATGATAATCAAATTAATCAAATTCTAGCTTTTATAAAAGAAAAAAGTAAAAAATTTAAAGATGAATATCTTGAAACTTTAAAAATAGAATTAGAATTACAAAAAGAAAAAAATAAAGAATTAGAATTACAAAATAAAAATTGTAATAAGGAATTAAAACAAAATAGCGATTTAAATGAAAATTCTAATGAATCTTATTGGGTTTCAAAACCTGATTTTGAATATTTAACAAATAAAAAAAAAGAATTAATAAAAGATTTAGAAAATACTGAAAAAAAAATTAAAGCAGAAGAATTAAATATTATAGCTTCACAAGAAAGAAGAAAAGAAGAAGAAATTATGATTGAAAAATTAAAAATTCAACAAATGATTAACGAACAAGAATTAGAGAAAATAAGATTATTAGAGAAATATGATAATAAGGTTGACCCAATTGAGAATGAAAAAATATTACAACAAGAAATTAATAAGATATCACAATTTACCAAAAAAATAGTTAAAACAAATAGCAATGTCCCTTATGTTTATCAATATTTACCCGATGATTTAGTAAAACCAGTTGAGAAATATGATAGTCCAATAGATGTTGAGCGAAAATTGGTTAATTTAGGTATATCACCATCTGCATTAAAATGTGCTTATCAAAACAATACTATTTATAAAGATTATAGATGGTATTATTGTAAAAGAGATGAAACATTACCTGAAAAGATTCCTGATACTGTATTTAAGAAATATAAAGACCCCTATGTTAATTATGTTGCAATGTTAAATTTAGATAAAGATAAGATTTTAGCAGTATATCCAAATCAAAAAGAAGCAACGAAAGCGCGGAAAATGAAAGCACATTCATTTACACGTGCAATTCAACAACAATCATTGTCAAGTGGTCATTACTGGCAGTTTTATGAATTATGTAGTGAAACAATGAAGGAAGAATATTTAAAACATAATACATTACCTGAAAAATATGTTGCATCAAATGCGATTAAGATTAAACAAATTGACCCTAAAACAAAAGAAATTGTAAATACATTTAATAGTAAAAGAGAAGTTATACTTGCAATGAAATGTTCTAATTTGTCCTTAAATAAAGCTTTGGAAAATAATAGTGTAATGAATGGGTTTTTATGGTGTAAATCTTAATAATTTTTATAAAAATATTTTTAATAAAAAATTTTTTATAAAAAAAATTGATTTTAATATAATATTGTAAATATTTATAGTAATTAAAAATGGCAAGTAATAATAAAAACAAGAATAAATCAAAATCATATACAAAAAATGTTGGAGAACCTTGGTTTACTTTAATAAAATTAGGTTTAAAAAGTGTAGAAGGAAGATTGAATAAAGGTGAATTTTCAAAATTTAAAAAGAATGATATTGTAGTTTGGATAAATAATGATTTTGGAAATTTACGTAGTGTAAAAACTAAAATTAAAAGTATTAGAAAATATAAAACTTTTAATGATTACTTGTCAAAAGAAGGATTAGAAAATTGTTTACCTGCAATTGATACTATTAAAGAAGGTGAAAATGTTTATTACAAATATTATTCAAAAGAAAATGAACAAGAATTTGGTATTTTAGCAATCAGGTTACAAATTATTTAAATAATAATTATATGAAGTATTTTATTATTCATTATTATGAAATAAGTAATAACCAACACTTAAAAAACTTTTTAGTGGAATTCCAGTATTATTACAATTATCAAAATCATCTTCATTAATTGAATTCATATAATTAATATATTCATGATCTTTTTCTATATCACTAATTAAATCATTAAGAATAATTTCAACTTCATTTTTAATACATACACTATCTAATAAATTATCAGAAACATCATTTATTATATCATTCACAATAATGTTATCTATTAAGTCATTTATTATTTTTTTTATAATTTTTTCTTTTTTCAAATCATCATTTAAAACCCTACTTAAATGATGATTTTTTTTTGTTTTTATACTATTATTAATTAAAAAAGTATTATAATCAGGTAATAAAATAATATTTTTATTACTTTTTTTCTTTAAATTATTTCTTTGATCTAATTTATGATAATTAAATATATTGTATGATTTAAACATACAAACTAAATAATAGTTAGAAAATAAATTATTATAATTTTATTTTTTTTTATAATCACTATCATAGGTATATTCGCTATCATAGTCTTCCTCATCATGAGGTGGATCATTGAAAATATATTCAATCTTTTCAAACTCACTTGGCTTTAATTCTTTTTTAAACTCATTATAGTATTCAAAATCTATTTTCTTACCATCTTGAATAAAAATATTCAATACTACTAGTAAATCTTTTAATCTAAGTCTTGAGAGAAAAGCAATTATATTACGCATTTCAAGTTCACGTTCTTCAATTCTTTGTTCTTTCAGTTTTTGTATTCTATAATTTTCAAGAAGAATTCTTTCTTCATCTATTTTAGTCAAGTGTTCAATTTGATTTTTATATTTTTCTTGTTTATTATTTCTTAAAAATTCATCATTTGCTGTTTTTATACTAGCTTGTATAGCTTGATTAATTTCATCGTCATCAGTTAATTCTGGTTCATAATTACCAATTAACTGATCACTAAAGCTTGCATCTGCAGCGCGAACATCTTCTTCTGATGACATGATTTCTAATTTTTGTTAATTGAAATTATTTTAAGTATTTTTTTTTCAAATTTTTATATAATTAAATATATATAATGAAACTAATTACTGATAAATTTCAAAAAAGTAATTTATATAAAATATTAGTCTCTGTATTTATTGTTTTATGGTTTTATGCAATTACAAAAATAATTACAGTATTAACTGGTAATTCAGATGATATATTATTAAATATTGTATTAGCAGGATTAGCGTTAGGATTTTTTTTAATGGATGATGGAAAGTTAAATGAACTTTACAATATGAGTTTATATAAAGATACACCTGTTCCTACAATAACAACTCTTACAGGGTAATCCTTATATTTTTTATAAAAATATAATTAATATTTTTATAAAAATATTTTAATTAAAATTTTTACATAAGATTTTCAAGTTTCATTCCAGTCATACTAATGAGAAGTACAATAATAACCATGGAAATAATAATAAACCAAGACCATTCACTGCGTCCAGATTTGCATAAGTAGTCTAATACACCAGTTACGAAAAATCCGTAAATTAATTGGAGTAATACAGCTATAATAAGCATCATAAATACAACACGTTTTTCAACTTTTTTATTCATTTTATCACTTCCCATAAGAAAAGATACTATCATTAAAACAACAGTTACAATTACAAAAATAAGATACATTTGAGCTGGTTGACAAAGAGGAGTTTTCATTACGCTATTTACTTTAGCCATTTATATAATTAATTTAGATTTTATTTTAATCTAAATTAATTATATATTATGGAAAAAATTGGTTCTAGGGCAAAAGTAATGCATGGAACAGCAGAAAAAACAAGTGGAGGACTTAAACGTAGCGATTTAAAATATAATAAATTTGGAAAAATAGTTTCTAAAAAAGCATCTAATAGTGCAAAAAAAAATAATAATTTAATAAAAGCAGGTTATACTACTCAAAAAGGATCATTTGGTGCAATTTTAAAAGGTGGTGCAAATAAAAAAGAAAATAATAGTAAAACAAATGAAAATACACAAAAAAAAATTCAAAGAAGTATAAAAAGAAGTGAAATAATAAATGAAATTTCTAAAAATAAAAATATGACAAGTGATGTTCAAAAATTGTTTGATGAATTAATTAAAATGGAACTAGAAAATAAACAGGATTTAAAAACATATAAAACTAAGTTAGAAAAATTCTTAGAAAGAACAGGAATGAGTCATATTGAATGGATAAAATGTATTAATTTTCAAAAAAAAGAAAAAAGAAAAAAATTAGAAAGAATAGAAAGAATTAAAAAAGAAAAAAATAAAAAAAACTAAATTAATTTAAAAATATATATAATATTAATGAATCAAGAACAAATATATTATAATTCATTAATATTATATTATAATTATCCTACATTATTATATGAAAAAATTATAAATAAAAAAATTAATAATTTTAATAATTATTTAATATTTTTAAAAAAAAAAGATGTAATTGATATTGAAAAATGTAATATTGTAAATTATAGTTTAAAAATCTTACTAGATAAAAGAGATCAATTATTAAAATATAACAATAAAATTATTAATTATAACACATTACACTTAAATAATTATGATGTTACACTTATAGAAAAAAAGTTAAATCAAAAAAGAAAAAAGTATTTAAAATATTTAAATTTATTAATAGATAAAGATAATTTAAAAAAATAAAATGAGTAGTGAAAATAATGAAGAAACTAAAAATGATGAAGAAGCAAAAGATGATAAAGGAGAACCTGAACAAAAAAGTGATGATCCTAATTCTGAAGGATTAGATATAAATGATAATGATTCATTGTATGATATAGATTTTAATAATGAAGATAAAAAATATTTACATATTGATCATAATTTAGAAGAATTAAATAATAAAAATATATCTTTATTACAAAAAAAATCAGGGTTAAGAACACATATTCAAGAAAAACTAATAAAATTTTATGATCAACAGCGTTTATTAGAACACAAATTATCTGAAATTAAAAGAAATAATACATCTATAATTTTATTATTATTATTTTTTTCATCAATATTAACATTAATTGAAGCATCTAAAGAATTATATAAATATAATACTTATGGAGCAACATTAGTTTTAAGTTCAATCATTACATTTTTATCATCTTATTCAAAAGTAATGAAACATCAAGAAATATTAGAAGAATTAGTAAAATCATTAGAAAAATGTTTAATAACACAAGCAGAATTAAAGAAAGTACAAGAAAATTTAATTTTTTGCAATGATGATAATGTTTTTAATGAAATAAAGACAAATTATTTAAATAACGTTTATGTAAGTTATTTAAATTGTCAAATGGAAATTTTTAAGGCTGTACCAAAAAATCAGCAAAAAAAAATAATCAAAGAAATTTATGATGTAGATTGTAAAATTAAAGATATGTATAAAAATAAGATTTTAAAAATTTCAAAAATTCAGTCTGAAATTGACAAAAATAAAACATTTATGAAAAATATTAAAGATGAAGAATTAGGAATATAATCTAATTAATTATATAATGAAAAAATTAATACAAAATCTTTTAATAGCATTAAAAATAATATTAATCATATTTTTATTATTAATAAAATTAAGTATTATTAAAGATAGTGCTTTTCATGTAATTACTGAATTAATATTTTATGTATTCTTAGGTATTTATATTGTTTATATATCATATCCATTTAGAAAAAATCCAATAGTTTTAGATAGTCATGATAACATACTTACATTTGCTTTAGGTATTATATTTTTATTAACTATTAATTATAAAGATTTTATAAATGAAATAAAATTACTTTATAATGAAAAAACAAATAGTGAGAGTATAAGTAATATACATGTACCAGATCATTTAATGACTAAAGAACAAAATATTAAATATTTTATTAATTCAGTTAAAAATAATAATATTTAAAAAATACGATTATTATAATAATATATATAATGAAATTAATGGAAAGATATATAGATAATACAGGGGAAAATTTATACAAAAAATTTTCATTTTTAGATAATTTCAAAAATTTTAAAACATTATTATTTGTAGACTTAAGTAATACAAATAATAATTATTATGCATTTATCCAAAATAATGAATTAATATACTTAATGAATATTGATTCAAAATATAGTTTACAAGAATTTATACTCATAAAAAATTTCAAAAAGTTTTTAATAAATCTTGATAAATTAGAAAATAAAAATATAGAGAAAATATTAAAAAATTTAAATATTTTAGAAATAGATTTATTTAATGTTATAAACGATTGGATTAATAATATGCCTTTAAATGGCTTTAAAAAATATATTAAACATACTTAAAATATTGTTTTATATCAATTACATATTCTTCATCAAGATTAATAATAAAACTATTAATTTCATCTTGTATTTCTTTAAGATATAGTTTATCAAGCATAACTTTATATTGATAAAATTCTTTATATGTATAAGAATCACTATTTAAACAAGTATTTTTAATTTTAATTAAAATATAATTTTCAGTAAAACTTAATATACAATTATACATACTATTAATTAAAGATTTAATTCTAGCTAATAGTTTATTTTGATCATTTTTATCATTAATATTTAATATGTCATTTATTAGTTGATTGCAGTAATTTTGTTGATACCCGTTTGTTTCTAATTTATATGTATAAAAACAAATATTTTTAGTAAAATCATAATCATAATCTTTATCATTAAAATAATAATTATTATATTTTGAATAATACAATAAATTTTGTTTTAGCAATTCTAATTCATTTTGACTAAAATAACATTGATAAATTATTTTTGTATCACGATATTCAATATTTGTTTCAATATAAATATTATTATTATTAAAATTAATATTAACAATATCACCTTTTTTAATATTACTAACTATATTTTCTATTGTTTCAGAAATATTAGTAAGTATAATAAGTTCACTTTTAATACCTTCTTCTGATGAATAATCAAGCATATAATGTGATTTTTCAATATATTTTTGTATAGATTTTAATGAAATTTTATTATTATTTTCATCTAATATACTCATTATATTTTCACTAATCAATTCTTTGTTAGTAGTCATATTATATTATTATAATTATTAATGTAAAAATATTAAATAAAAAATCATTTTTTTTATAAATATTTTGATTAATTGTATAATTCATTAATACAGTCATCAATACTTGTACGATTTTTAAAACATATTTGATTAATTTCTGCTGGACTATATTGATATTCAATAATTTTTGATGAATATTTTTTATGTAAAGTAACATAATCAATTTCATAAAAATGTTCAAGTAATTGTAATGTAATTAGTCTAGAACACTTTTGAAGTTCAATATGTATATCCATACGTCCAGGACGAATTAATGCTGGATCAATTTTATTAATATGATTTGTTGTTGCAATAACAATAGTACCTTCACTTGAATCAATACCATCAAAAAGATTTAGAAGTGTTCCAAGTGTCATTTCATTAGAAGATTTAATACTTGTATCACTACCATTTTTTTTCATAAATGCTTCAACAAGTTTTGTTTCAATTCCATCAATTTTCTCAGGAATTTCTTCAAAATCTTCATTACGTTTCTTAGTAATCTTACAAGTATCCATTTCTTCAAAAATATAAACACGTTGATTATGAGGAACATGATGATTCATGATTTCTTTTTCAGAAAAAATTCTTTGAAATTCATTTTCTTTCTCAAAATTATTTAAATTAATGAAAAGACCATGTCTTTTAGTATAATTTAAAATAGCTTTAATGATAGAAGTTTTTCCACATCCTGGATATCCATAAAGAATAATCCCAAGTTTATATGGAATTCCTTTTTTAAGATACCATTCTTTATTATTTAAGAAAAAATCAAGTTGTTCAATTAGTTTTTCTTTTTGTTCAAAGAAAATACTATCAAAATTTCGAGTATTAAGTAGTTCTCTTTTATGAATATTAAATCGCTCCCATTCAGTATCATAATTAATATATTTGAATAAAAATTGTTTACCTTTAAAATCATTATTAAAGTTAATTAAAAAAGGTTCATAACATTCTTTTTTAATAAAATCCTTCAAATAATCAGTATTATATTTATAGGAATATATTTCAATATTATTTTTAATAATTTTGTAACTTGTTAATTCACTTTTAACTTCATCTTCACTTTTTGTAATCGTACAATAGATATCTTTACTAATCATAATTTCAAAATTCCTTTCATCTAATGAATAAAATAGATCATTAATCTTAGTTCTCTTATCGTTCTCACTACTTTCAAATCTACCACTATTAATATGTGTTAATGAATTTACTTCAATTTTTGTATTATTTGAAATATAATTCATAATTGACAAATAGATTATGCTAAAATTATTCACTGAATAGGCATTAGTTGCCTTTTGATATTCGTAATTTAAACTGTATTTCTTACGCAATGAAAAATTTTTAATATTAATAATATCAACAATGTTATCATAATTTAAATAATACTGTACTTTATTGATTAGAACCATTACAAAAGTTGCAATAATCATATCAATTAAAACATTTCCTGTTTTGAGTTTATCTACAATTGATGTCTTTAACGAAAACAGATTGTCAAACATTTTAAAAAAAATGTATTGTTAATAGATTTTAGAATAATTTATTAATTAAATTAAAAAATATTCAAATTTTTTATAAAAATAAATAGTATAATATGCATAAAATAATATATATATTATTAATTAGTTTACTTTTATATATAGAAATAGTACCGTTAACATATTATGCATCAAAAATTATGTTTAAAAAAGATAGTAAGGAATCATTTATTATACTATTTTTATTAATAGTAATAATAAAAATATTAAATAGTCAACGTGAAGAAATAATAGAAAAAAATATTAAAGATGATTATTTTTATAAATATGTAATTTATTTTTTTATAAGTAATTTGATTACAAATTTATATTTTTATTTTAATGATATAATATTAGGATTGATATATAGTGTTTTAATTAGTATTGTAATTTATTTATTATATAATCATTATAATCATTATTTAATTAATTTTACTATTTTATTATTTATAGGATTTTTATTACTAAGATTTTATGATTTATTTAGAAAGCAAGATAATTTTATGTTAAAAGGTTTATTTTTAACATTATTTATAACATATTATAATTTATCATATTTTGTA